CAGTTACTGACTCCTCTGGAGTAGCAGCTGGCAATGGTGTTGCAGATATAGACTTATTTATTAATGGAGATTTATGTTCTCAAGATCTTCTATCTGCTGGAGCTTCAGCTAACACTTGGGGAGGCGATAATTTTGGAATCAGAAATTACTCTGGAGCTACAATGACAGAACGCTCTAATGGGCAAATATGGAATAGTGAGTTAACAGCTTCAGAAATAACAACCCTTTACAACAACGGTAAACCTTATTTAGGTACACAACCACAAGCTGCTAACTTAAAAGGCTGGTGGAGATTGAATATTGATACTAGTAATTGGAATGGAAGTAATTGGGAGATAGGTAATTCTACAGCGAATTATTCTACTGCTTTAAATTTTGATGGTGGCATTAACAATGGTATTAATATAAATAATGATTCAAGTTTAGAACCATCAACTTCTTTCACTCTTTCTTGTTGGATTAAACCTGAAAGCTCTCAAAATGCATATGCTTATCCTGTTTACAAAGAATCTTCAAATTCTTCTCACGTTGCTTATGGTTTTTATTTAAATGGAAGTAGTACAAAAGCAACGACAGTAACTCAGAATGGAGTTGTTGTCTCTGACAATATAGGAGACTTAAGAGATAACAAATGGCATCATATTGTACAATCTTTTGATGGTTCAGAAATGAAAGTTTATTTAGATGGTTTTCAGTCTGGAACTACAAAAACATTAACTGGTGATGTAAGCTATAGAACTGGGAGTAGTTCAAGAAATGATTTGTGTTTAGGTAAGGCAAGTTATTCCACATCTGGTTATTTTAACTTTAAAGGAGATATTTCAAATGTTGCATTATTTAATTCTTCGATTGACGCTGCTGGCGTGTCTACACTTTACAATAATGGAACACCTGAAACAAGTATTTCTTATTCTTCTACAAGTTGGTGGAAGTTAGACAATATAACTACAGGTATACAAGATAGTGTGGGTAGTAACAATGGAACAATTACAGGTGGTGTAACACAAATAGATTCTTTTGTTTCAACCCTAAACGGTCTTAGCGACGGTATGACTACAGCAAATTTAGTTAACTCTGATCTAGAAAGAAGTATTCCGTATAGTAGTTATAGTATGGAATTCGATGGAGCAACCGAAAAAATAGCTTTAAGTTCCGGTGTAAGCACTGGTAATAATTATAGTGTTAGTTTATGGTTAAATCCCAAAAATGTTTCAAGTGGCAATAGTTATTTATTTAGCGATTCTACTACTTCACCATTTAAGGGCTTAGCACTTGACCAAGGAAGTAGTACTGCTGGAGGCTTTGGTAATTTTTATTATTATACTGGAGCAGTTAATATAGTAAATAACACTGCTATTTTAGGAGATGTTTGGTCGCATATAGTTATTAGTTTTAATATTACTGGTCAAGAAATTAAATTTTATGTAAATGGAGTTTTAGATAAAACATCTACAAGCGTTGCAAATATAAGCTCTTCAATAAATGAGTTTGGAATAAGAAGCACAGGAAACGCATATAATGGTAAGCTTTCAAATCCTTCAATTTGGAACACAGCTTTAACTTCAGCACAAGTAACAGAAATTTACAATAATGGGCTTCCCTCAAATCTCAAAAATCATAGTTCGTATTCAAATTTAGTTAGCTGGTGGACTTTGGGTGAAAACAGCTCTTTTAATAGTAACTGGACTGTAATAGATGAGAAAGGAACTAACAACGGCACAAGCTCTGGAATGGCTGAAGATGACTTAGTAAACGGAGTTGGTACGTCTGGAAACGGTTTAAGCTCTGGAATGGGTGGAGCAGACAACATATTAGGTGAAGCACCTTACAGCACTTCAAATGCTTTAAGTTATGGAATGGGAGCAGATGCCAAAAGCACTTCAGTACCGAGTTAATAATATTAAATAAATAAAAAAATGAGACAATACATAGTAATTAATTTAGAGAATACAGACAAAGTAATCTTTTCACAAGTTAATCAAAGCAGCGCACAATCAATGCGAAGAAATTTAGCCAATACACAAGGTTTATTAAGCTACTCTGTAGAACCTTCATTTATTACAAATGGAAGTTTGCCTATAGTAGGAAGTGTGATGAATCAAACAGAGTGCCTAATTTTAATGGCTACAGCTGAATGGAGCGAACCTATGCCAGAATGAAAACAATAAAAATCTTAAAAATGGAAAGTGAATCTTTGCTCATTATCGTGAGTAGCTTAGTAGGTGCTTTAGGCATCAAAGAAATTTGGCAAATAATAAAACAGAAAATTGATATTAATGCTAAAAAAGAAGAACGTGTTGATAATGTTTTTGCTGAACAAATAGATACACTTACTAAAAAGATTGGAGAGCTTGAACATAAGATCGATGAGTTAATTACAGAAAACACTCATCTTAAAGTAAAGATTGTAAAAATGGAAGCTCGATTAATAGCAACAGCTAAAAAAAGAAACGATACTAAACGTTACAAAGATGAGAGAGATTAAAGAAATTCACATACACTGTTCAGCTACAAGAGAGGGACAAGCAATCACAGCGGATGAAATTAGAAAATGGCATTTAGCTAGGGGGTGGAGCGACATAGGTTATCACTATATAATAGGACATCAGCAAATAGAATTCGGTAGGCCACTAGGAAGGATTCCAGCATCAGCAAGAGGACATAATAAGTATGCAGCTGCTATATGTTACATCGGCGGTTTAGATGCTAATGGTAAAGCAAAAGACACTAGAACAGAAAGACAAAAGGAGCTATTAATTAAAATGATTAAACAGCTAAAGCATATTTATCCAAAAGCAAAAATTCATGGACACAGGGATTTGAGTGTAGATAAGGATGGTGATGGAGTAGAGAAGCATGAGTTTATGAAGATGTGTCCATGTTTTAATGCTGAAGTAGAATATTTAGACTTTCAGCCAAAGGATTTTAAACCTAAAAGTAAAGCTGCAATAGATGAAAAAGCTAAAAGAAACAAAGCTAGGAAAACTTCTTAAGAATAAAGCTCCCAAAATTTTAGAAGTTGTGGGTGACTTGTTGCCAGATAAAGGGGTTTTAGGGGTTTTAGGCAACTTAATTAAAAAAGATCCTGAACTAACAGCAGAAGATAAAAAACTGCTACACGATCAAGCAGTTGAATTCTATAAATTAGAAGTAGAAGATAGAGATTCAGCTCGAAGTCGTGAAGTTGAAATTGCTAAAGTTAAAAAGTTTGACTTCATGTTCACTTTAACTGGACTTGTGGGCTTAGGAACTTTTATTTTTTTAGTTTATGCTATTGTTTACATACAAATACCAGAACATAACGAAAAGACATTCTATACTTTAATAGGTTTAGTTGAAGGAATTACTTTGAGTTTGTTTGGTTATTTCTACGGTTCATCAAGGAAAAAATGAAGCCATATAATCAGCTATACTCTGACAGCGGAAGCCCTAAAATAAGGGTGTCTGAAGAAGAATATAATATTATATATAATTATAGAGAAAAGAAAACAACTGAAAAACGAATTTTAGTTATTGGTGATTTACATTCTCCTTTTGATTTGGAAGAATACCACCAGCATTGTGTTGACACTTATCACAAATGGAATTGTAATCAAGTAATTTTTATAGGTGATGTTATAGACAATCATTATTCTAGTTATCATGAAACTTCAAGCGATGGTTTAGGTGGTGCTGATGAATTAGAATTTGCAATTGATAGACTAAAAAGATATTATACTTCTTTTCCTAATGCTGATGTTGTAATTGGCAACCATGACAGAATGATAATGCGTAAAGCTCAAACTTCAGCTATTCCTACTAAGTGGATTAAAGCCTATAAAGATGTTTTAGAAGTGCCAAATTGGAATTTCACAGAACGTGTTGAATATGACAATGTTCAATATATACACGGTGAAGCTGGAACAGCACGTACAAAGTCAAAAGCAGATATGCAAAGCACAGTTCAAGGCCATTTACACACTCAAGCATATTGTGAATACACAGTTGGCAGAAATTTTAAAATATTTGGAATGCAGATTGGTTGCGGAATAGATTTTAGTTCTTATGCTATGGCTTATGCTAAAGCAGGCAAAAAACCAGCAATAGGTTGTGGAGTTATAATTGGTGGTAAAACAGCTATTAATTGTATGATGGACTTGTGAAACTTGCCACTATAGATGCCACTATAAAAATAAAAAAGCCGTAACTATCTATTAATGAATAATTTACAGCTTATGGTTGCAGAGAGAGAGGGACTCTAACCTTTTGACACTTATTTCTGATAAATACGAAAACAAGGTTAAAATACAGGTATAATTTTTATATTATTGTATATAGTTTCCGATAAATAGGAAAATGAATACATAAAAACTTGCCACTATATTTGCCACCTTGCATTACTTTTTAAATAAACCCAACAGCACAATATCGCCAATTAGATTAAGATATTATATTAAATCTGAAAAAAAGATATTTAATTATTCAACTGGAATTTCTATTGATCCTATAAACTGGAGTAAAGAAAACAGGATGCCAAAACCAAAAACTGGTGCTGCTGGTTTTGAGTTAAAACAAATTACTAATCAATTAAACAGAATTACAGAACATTTACAAGTTTCTATTAATGCAATAAATCTAGAAAATAAACAAGTTACAAGAAGTGAGCTTAAAAAACGTTTAGATGCTAAATTTAAGCTGGTAGCTGTAGACAATGATAGTATCATATTTATTTTAGATAAATACATACATGAAAAGAAAACATTAGGTAAGTACCAAAGCAGAACTATTGAAAAATATATTACACTAAAAAACAAGTTAATTTCTTTTGATGCTGGTGCTAAAATAAATGAGGTTAACAAAGATTTTATAATTGGTTTTTTAAATCATTTAAGGACTGTTTATTTATTAACTGATATTACTTTGAATAGAAATCTTGGCTTTTTTAAAACGTTTTTAAAATGGTGCAAAAATACTGGTATAGTTTTAGACGAAAGTTACAATCTAGTAACTGTAAAAACTAGAGATGCTGATCACGTTTCTTTAACTAAAGACCAGGTTCAAACACTTTCAGAACTAAAACTTAACAAAACCTTAGATAAATACAGAGATTTGTTTTTAATAGGCTGTTATTCTGGACAGCGGTTTAGTGATTACACGGTGTTTAAAAAAGCTGACTTAATAGATAATAGAATTGTAAAGAGAGCTGAAAAAACACAATACAAAAGTTATATTCCAATTTCTAAAAAGTTAAACGAACTGCTTGAGAAATGGGAGTGGAGACTGCCAGAAGTAAGCAATCAAAAGTTTAATAAAAATATAAAAGAGGTTTGTAAGATTGCTGGATTCAATCAAGATACAACAAGAACTACGTTTAAGGGTAATAAAAAAATGGAGGTTATAAAGCCGTTTTATGATTGTGTTGGTTCACACACTGCAAGAAGAACTTTTATAACCCTTTCAGCGAATGCTAACGTTCCTGATCATATTATTATGGCCATTACAGGCATAAGAGATTCTAAGACTTTAAAAACTTACAAGAAGTTTCAAGAACAAGAACTTGAAAAGTGGGTTAATACTGTTTTTTAAACTACTGAATTACTAAATATTTCAACTCTTTCAAGTAAATATTTTTCGTAGACATTTTTTCGCCAATCCTCAAGGATAATTATTTTTTCTTCTTCAGTAAAATATTGGTGGTTTTCCTCTAAGTAAAGGATGGTTTTAAATATGCTGCTCATGTCTACTAATATAATAATTACTACTTAAATATATTATGTTTTTATTAACTAAATGCAACAATGTTTTAAATAATTAAACAAAAAAAGGATATTAAATACCGTTCTTTTTCTTTTGTTTCTTTTTTACGTCAAGACCTAAAACAACTTCAACTCCAAAAATCCTTGCAGATAGGTCATCAATTTTCTTTTCTAATCTTACAAATAATTCTTTTGCAAAAACGTCTTTATTTTTAATTATTTCGCTTATACCTTTTAGTGTTTGCTTTGCTGTGACTGTTATTTCATCTTCATTAGATGCTGTTGCTAAGAACATTGAACCATAGCCAGTGACTAGCCATTCACGATTAACTTGGGGGAATCTATTACATATTTTTTCTATAGTTGATACTGAAGGTTTTCCACCTCTTTTAATGATGCTGTAAATGGTTGTTCCTTGTGAGTAACCACATTCAATTGCAAATGATCTAGGGTTTAAATTAAGCTTATTTATCAAGTCAACTATTCTCTGGGCGTGAGTAGGCATGTAGATTTTGTTTAAGGGTTACGTTAATGTACAGATATTATACGATAAAAACACTAAATATTTAACAATTCGTTGATTTTGTTAGTTTTTTTTAAATAGTTAACAGGTTTAAGCATTCTTTTTGCGTACATATATTACATATTTTTAGTATATATTGTTGTTATTATTATTATTTTGCGTATGTTTGTATAAAATAAATACGCAAAATGTATAATTCAAGAATTAAAAATCTCTACAACGAAATTAACAATAAAAAAGAGCTTACGCTTTTAGTAGCTGATCATTTTTCCCTCAATCCATTGTCAGTAAGAAATAATTGGTTTGGTGGTTTCTACCAAGTACCCATTAAACATCAAGGAAGGTTAATCACAATTATGCAAAATTTTCAAAAAGTAGAATCTAAAACCCTAACAATATGAAAACACAAGAAATAGAACAGGCTGTATTTCAGGCACTCCAAAAGTATAACGAACTAAACAAGTTTTATACAGTTTCTGAAGCAGCAGCACACCACAGAATCACTTCAAGAACCATGCTTAACTGGATTCATCAAGGCAAAATAAAAGTTTCAAGTCCTTCAATTGGAGTTTACAGAATTTCAGCTAAAGACCTAAACAATATAAAATGAATAAAACTGAACAACTAAGAACGCTTTATCAAGAGTGCAACCTTACTAAGGAAGATGTACACAAGCACCAACACTATACAATCATTACTAGAACTGGTATTGAAAAAATACAATTTGCTAAAGGCATAAAGATAACATTTGAACCTATTACAACAGAGCGTGACTTTTGTGTAATAAAAGCAACAGCAACCTTAAATGAAGATGTTATTGAAACGTTTGGTTCTGCTGCTAAAGAAACTTCACACAATAAGTATTACTGTGAAATGGCCGAAAAAAGAGCTTTATCAAGAGCAGTTTTAAAATTAACTAAAGCGTATTCAATCGGAGTTTTCGGAGAGGATGAAGCAGACGCATTTAAAAAATAAAACCATGACAATTTTTGAACATATAGAGTGTATAAAAAACCAATGCGAGCTTTTACTCAAAGAACTAGAAGAAGGCAAATCCCCGCAAGATAATTGGCTTGACATAAACATGAATCAAGACTTAGAAAACCTTAACAACATAACCCTTAAAAAAAACAACAATGGCAGCAAGTAAAAAAACATATCAAGATATTACAGAAAAAGATTTAGCAGAATATCAAGAAAATAAATTCCAAGAATATATGGAAGAAGAACAAGAATGGGATGACTTTATTTATTCAACTAATGAATGGGATAGAACTGTTCAACAACAAGAAAATATAGTATGTGAGCTTCTAGACAAAGCAGAAGAAGGATCAGAGCTAGAAGCGTATTGCACACTTAAACAAATTAAAAAGCTTCTTGATGAAGCGATAAAACAAGTAGAACCAGAAGCACTTACTAAATGTGAGCTAGAAGCTCCTGACAATTCAGCATTTAAAAAAGCTGGATTTGAAATCCAAAAAAGAAACGGTGGTAAAATCATTGACTTTTCAAACGTGCCAGAAGTAGCAGAAAAAGAAAGCGAATTAAAGAAGTTTAAAGAGATTCTTAAGCATGCTTTGACAGGAGTTGAAAAAGGAGCTACAATGCTTTCAAAAGGTCAGATGGTTCTTTCTGATGGAGAGCTTATCAACTTGCCACAATGGAAGTATAAAAAAGATTCGATAGTAGTAAAAAAACTTTAACCAATAAGGGGGTGGATGAGCAAGCACTTAAACGCCCCTTTTAAAATTTTAACAATGGAAACTAAAACAATAAAAAAAACCAATAATAAATTAAAAAATAAAAAAATTAGTTTGAAAGAAATACATAATACAGTCATTTATATAATAGACAATGATTTTGTTGTCTCAACATATTATAGAGACAGTTTTATTTATAAAATATACTGCACACTAGCTGTCTTGTTTACACCAAATAACAAAAAACAAATTGCAAATGTTGGTGGTTTTAAAGGCGAAAAGCATCTTGAATCAGTAAATAGGGCAGTAGCTAAATATGATTTGTTTTATAAACATGATTTAACATTTTCTGAAATAGCTAAGGCTTGTAAAGAACGTCTTCACGACATTAACAGCATTGAAGATAGTTACAGGGATTTATTAATTGAACAAGTCAACCAAAAGATTGTCAATTATACTGATGACAAACTACAAGAACTTTTAACAACAATCGAAAATAATGGCTAAAGAAAAGAAATCATTTATACTATATACAGATATTAAATCTACTGTTGACAAGCTTTCTGATGAATACGCTGGAAGGCTTTTAAAATACATATTAGCCTATGTAAACGATGAAAACCCCACAACGGATGACTTACTTCTTGAAATAGCTTTTGAACCAATTAAGCAACAGTTTAAAAGAGATCTAGAAAAGTGGGAGAAAATTAAATCTAAAAGATCAGAAGCGGGAAAACTAGGTGGTAGACCGAAAAAGCAAACTAAAGCAAATAAAGCAAATGGTTTTTTTGAAAAGCAAACTAAAGCAAAAAAAGCTGTAAGTGTTAATGGTAATGTAAATGTAAGTGTTAATGATAATGTAATTAATAATAAAAGAAAAAAAGATAAAAAAGAAATTTTAGTTTATCCTTTTGACACTCCAACTTTTAAAGCAGCTGTTTCTATTTGGAAGCAATACAAAGCAGACCAGCACAAGTTTAAGTACAAATCACTCACAAGCGAACAAGCCTTACTTAAACAATTCGGAAAAGATTACACAACAGAAAATGATGCAATAGAAGCAATTGAATATTCAATGGCTAACGGCTACAAAGGAATTTATAAACCCCAACCCAAAAACAATAAAAATGAAAACAGCAGACAAGTCTCTTATTCCCAAGAATTCAAACAGCAGCTTTATAACGAACTTAACGAATCTTGACAATAAGATCACAAGAATGGAGGATTGCATAAGTTCAAACACTCCTACACTAGCAAGGTTAAGAAAAGAAAAAGGAGAAAAAAAAACAGTCTTGAAAATATGTCAAGAGCTAATCACTTTAAATGAGATGCTAAACTTAAGAAGGCCAATGACAGAAAACCAAATCAAATTCACAGCACAAATGATCCTTGATGAGTTTTACAATTTAAATATAGCAGACATAACACTAGTGTTTAGAAACATTTTAACTGGCAAATGTGGTTCACTTTATGAATCATTAAACACACCAAAAATATTGACATTCTTCAGAGAGTATTTAAACCAAAGAATGACAATGGGAGCTGAAATATCAGAAAGAAAACACCAAGAACATAAACAATTTTAAACCCTTAAAACAATGAAAAAATTATTTAATCCAACAGTAGATAATCAAGTAGATTTAGAACGTTCAATTTTAGATTTAAAGATTAATAAGAATAATCTAGTTAATGAAAAAACAAAAATACAATCACAGCTTACATCCGTTAAAGAAAATTTAAAAAACCCTAACTATGAATTAATAGACTATGATAATTTTTTAGAAAATAAAACTAATTTTTTAAATAGACTTTATCAATTAGAAAATGACATTAAAAAAATAAACATTGATATTAAAACAAAAAGAAAATTATTAATAGCAATAGATGCAGAACTAAAAAATAAAACAAATAAAGAGCTTTATAAAAATAAGTTGTTAGATGGCATTATAGAGCTTAAAGGTAAATATCAAAAATTTTCAGGAGACCACACAAGAATATCTAGTTTAAGAGCTTTAGCATCTGATTTTACAATTCAACTAGAAAACATTATTAAAACAGTATAAATAAATAAAAACAAATAAATATGAGTGAATTAAAAGTAATAGGTAGAGTTACAAAGTTAATGAAGCCTGAAGTAATAAAATCAAAAGATGGTAAAAAGGAATGGAACAAGCAAGAGTTTGTTATCAATACAAATGCCGATTATAACCCAGAAATATGCTTAACACTATTTGGTGATAAGGTTGAAGAAGCACAAAAACTAGTGCTTGAAAAACCTGTTGAATGTTACATAAATATTAGCTCAAGACCATATAAAGACAAATACTATCACAGCATTGATTGCTGGAAAATTGTAAACCTAGATCAAGGAGTAACAAAAGGATTTGTTCCAGTAGGTGAAGAACAAAACGATTTACCATTTTAATGGAGTTTAACACTTATCTAATTATATCCCATGCAGCATCAATAGCTCTTGGGATATGTTTAGTTAGAATAATTCAAATAATTAAAAATTAAATGTTTAAAAGTTTACGCAATATTTACGAAATATTTACACAATAAATAAAATTAATATTTAATTTAGTGCTGCTTGCTCATCACAATAAGTGATGAATATTAAATTTAAAAACAAAACAGTCTCTCAATTAAGAGGGATTGCAGTAAGACACTTTCACAAGTTCATTAGGAACAGAGATCAAGAACAACCATGCATCTCCTGTGGAAAATATACCACTCTACAAGCTGGACACTTTTATAGTGCTGGACACCACCCCTCAGTAAGATTTAATGAAGACAACGTGCATGGTCAATGTAAACGCTGTAATTACTTCCTTTCTGGAAACTTAACACCATACCGAGAAAACCTTATAAAAAAAATAGGTCAAGAACGTTTTGACAAGATCACACTAAATGTAGAAATGTCTAGAAAATTCGGCTACAAGTGGGACAGGCTCAACCTGATTGACATCATTGATAAATACAAAGGAAGATGAAGATTGATGAAGCATTAAGTGCGCTTTATAGAAAACATACCTCTTGGTTAATTATGGCAGAAAGACTTACTCCGGTGGGTTATTCAAGAACAGCTGAAGACATAGTGCAAGAAGTTTATTTAAAAATTTATCAAGAATTAAGGGACAATAAGCTAAAAATCACGACTATAATAGTAGATGACCAACCTAACTATGCAATTGTTTATATAAGAATGAGAAATATAGTTAGTGATATGATGCGCTCAGAAAAGCAAAGTGTAAAACTTTCTGGAGACATTGAAGACAAGCAAGCACAAAGCGCAGCAGAATTTTTTGAAAGTATTGACAATGTTATAGAGGGCTTTCAATGGTTTCACAAAAAACTATTTAAGCTCTATTCAAAAGAGTTCAGATCGTTAAGAAAACTATCAAAAGCAACTAAGATTAGTTATAAGGTAGTCTGTAAAACAGTCAAAGAGTGTAAAGAAGAAATAAAAAAACAAATCAATGAAAAGCAAAGGCCTAGGAGATAGTATTGAAAAAATCACAACAGCAACTGGAATCAAAAAAGCAGTGAAATATTTATTTGGTGATGACTGTGGTTGTGAAGAACGTAGAAAAACACTTAATAAAGTTCTACCATACAGAGTAAAAGAATGTCTAACAGAAGATGAATTCATGTGGTGCAAAGGATATTTCAACACTTATAGAACAACAATCACTAGGGAGGAACAGCGAACGCTTTTAGATATACACAACAGGGTTTTTAATGAGAAAAAACAAGCTTCTTCTTGTGGCTCATGCGTCAAAGACTTATACAACATAGTAAATAAATTATATACAGAATATGAGAAAAACAGTAAGAAATAATATCAAAGTAAAATTACAAACATATCTCACTAAACACAAAGAACAATTAAAACCAATTTTTAACGAAAAAAACAATACAAATGGAGAGCAAAACTGATATAACAAACTACCTGTCTTTACTATGCGCAATCAATCCCAACGATTCAGATTTAGGAAAAGAAATAAGAAAATTTTATGGTTCAGAATTAGAAGACATGGAAACACCAGACAGAAGCTGTGATATTGACGATGAAGAATGTTTAAGCTGCGGATCGTGAAAAAAAGAATTAAAACAACACTTATTAGAATAATAATAGGAACACTTGAAAAGCATTAAGATGGAATCAACATCAATGAAACTATATAAAATCAAAAACAACCCTAACAATCCAAGATTAGTTAAAGATGACAAATTCTTTAAACTGGTTAAGTCAATAAAAGAGTTTCCAGAGATGCTTAAAATAAGACCTATCGTAGTTAATGATGATTTAATTGTGTTAGGCGGCAACATGCGCTTAAAAGCGTGTAAAGAGGCTGGATTAAAAGAAGTTCCTGTAATACAGGCAAGTAATTTATCAGAGAATCAACAGAGAGAATTTATAGTTAAAGACAATGTTGGATTTGGTGAATGGGATTGGGATATGATAGCAAATGAATGGGATGCAGAACAACTTGATGACTGGGGTTTAGATTTGCCTGTTGATTTTAATGTAGTTGAAGAAGAAGCACAAGAAGATGACTATGTAGAGCCAGATAATTTAAAGGTTGATGTTGTAATTGGTGATTTAATTGAGATAGGAGAGCATAGGTTACTTTGTGGCGATAGTACAGATTCAGACCAAGTGGCAAAGCTAATGAATGGAGAGAAAGCCGATATGGTTTTTACTGACCCACCTTACAATATAGATTATGAAGGAGTTAAAAAAGGTAATCACAGTAAAATAAAAAATGATAAAATGAGTGATGAAGATTTTATAAAATTTCTTTATGATTCGTTAAATATAAATTGCGACACTTTTTATGTATGCTGTTCTTGGCAATATTCTCATTTATTTAGAAAAGCATTAGAAGATTTACTAAAACCAGTAAAATCATTTATAGTATGGGATAAAATAAATCCAGCACAACATTTAGATAAATATTTTAAACAGCACGAAATAATATTATATCACGGAAAGTTTGGAGGACAGAAAACCATAAGAGGAGATGTATGGCAAACTAAAAGAGAAAGAAATATTGTACATCCTACAATGAAACCTATATCATTAATTGAAATGGCATTAAACGATAATAATGATAAAAAGAAAATCTATGATGCTTTTCTTGGCTCTGGTTCTACAATGGTAGCAGCACACCAACTTAAAAGAAAATGCTATGGAATGGAATTAGACCCAAAGTATTGTCAGGTAATAATAGATAGGATGATGAAGTTAGATGATAAATTAGAAGTAAAAATAAACGGTAAGAGTTATGGCAAATGAAGAAAACTTAAATCCTTTTAAAAAAGGTCAGTCAGGCAATCCAGCTGGAAGGCCTAAAGGAAGTAAGAACAGAAGCACAATTGCTAAGAAGTGGTTAGAAACACCAGAGAAGTTTAAAAACCCTATTACAGGGGAGCTTGAAGAACTAACACAAGAGGACATAGGAACACTTGCGTTAATTAAAAAGATGCGACAAGGTGATGTTAGGGCTTACGATTCTTTAATGGATTCTGCACATGGTAAAGCAATACAGACAAATGATATTAACCTAGATAGAGATTTGCCATTGTTTATTGATTAATGATACCAGAAAAAACCACAGCAGTAACAAGATTGCGGAAGCTTAATCAAAGAACTAAGATTGTAAGAGGTGGTTCAAGTGCTGGTAAGACAATAGCAATACTTTGTATTTTAATTGATTATGCTGCAAGAAAGGAAAACAAAGAAATAAGCATTGTTAGTGAATCAATACCACATTTAAGAAGGGGTGCTTTAAAAGACTTCTTAGGCATTATGAAAGGTCTTAGAAGGTACAGAGAAAAACAATTTAATAGAAGTACTTTAAAATACGAATTCAGTACAGGTTCTTATATAGAATTCTTTTCAACTGATCAACCAGATAAATTAAGGGGTGCTAGGAGAACCGATCTTTACATCAACGAATGTAACAATGTACCATTTAACAGCTACCAAGAACTATCAATAAGGACATCAGAAAACATTTGGCTTGATTACAACCCTACTTCTTTATTCTGGGTAGACAAAGAATTAATAGGGCAATCAGATACAGACTTTATCACACTTACTTACAAAGACAATGAATCACTACCAGAATCAATAGTAAACGAATTAGAGAAAGCAAGAGTAAAAGCAAAGACTTCTAGCTATTGGAAGAATTGGTGTAGAGTTTATTTAGATGGAGAAATAGGAAGCTTAGAAGGTGCTTGCATTCCAGACTGGAAAGAAATAGACATGATACCAGATGAAGCTAGATTGCTTTGTGCTGGATTAGACTTTGGTTATTCTGTAGATAGTTCTGCAATGTGCTTACTATACAAATACAATGACAGCTACATATTTGATGAAGTGCTTTATAAAACAGGAATGTTAAATAGAGACATATCCAATTTTATAAAAAACAATAATATTGACTGTTATGTTTACGCAGATTCAGCAGAACCAAAATCAATTGCAGAAATAAGACTTAGTGGAATTGATGTTTATCCAGTAACCAAAGGCAGAGATTCTATTGTGTATGGTATTAACCTAATCAATCAGAATGAAGTATTTGTAACATCAAGAAGCAAAAACCTAAAAAAAGAATTAGAGGGCTATATATGGATGAAAGACAAGCAAGGCAATAGTTTGCAGAAGCCAAATCCTATGACTGGAGATCATGCAATAGATGCTGCTAGGTATGCCATAATGATGGAATTAGAAAACCCAAACAGAGGGACTTATCATTTATATTAAAATCCTGTATATCAATTTAAACATTTTAACGACTTATATAATATGAAGCTCACTCTAAACATCCCCGAATCATTAAGCGAAATTACTTTAGGCCAATATCAAAACTGGTTAAAGGTTGCTGAAGGAAAAGAAGATGAAACTTTCTTACAGCAGAAAATGATTGAAATATTTTGCAACATAACCCTTAAGCAAGTGCTAATGATTAAAGCAACTGATGTTACAGAAATAACAACAGACTTAAGTAAAATGTTTGAAGCTAAACACAAGCTAATAACAACCTTTAAATTAAATGAAAATGAATTTGGCTTTATACCAAAACTAGATGAAATGAGCTTTGGAGAATATATTGATTTAGACAATTATTTAAGTGAGTGGGAGAACATGCACAAAGCGATGACTGTTTTGTTTAGGCCAATAACATACAAGAAGAAAGATAAATATTTAATAGAAGATTACGAAGGTTCTGGTAAATATGATTTGAAAAATATGTCTTTAGATATTGTCTTTGGTTCACTTGTTTTTTTTTGGAATTTAAGGAGCGAATTGCAGAAATATATCCTGAGTTATTTAGCGAATCAGAAGGAGGTTCAAATCTCTCAAGAGGTGCTGGATTCTCTCAAAAGTGGGGCTGGTATCAATCCATATATGGACTTACAAACGGTGATGTGAGTAGACTAGATGAAATAACAAAATTAAAGCTTCACAAGTGTTTACAGCATTTAGCATTTGAAAAGGATAAGTACGAATTAGAGCAGCATATATTAAACGCTAAAAGATGACAAGGGAAGATATAATAAAAGAGATCATGGAAAGAGACTTATTCGAAAAAGATGAGTATGTAATCCTTGCAGATGGTTTTGAAGAAGCTTTTTTAGGTGTTAGTGTCAACAAGCCTTCAAGAGTTATTTATGATTACTGGAAGTGCCTTGATTCTATTATACAAAAAGATGATGCAGAATTTGACGAAGCCATTGATTGGCTAGATGAATTTATAGAAAAAGAACTAGGAGAACATTCTCCAATATACATTAAACAAATATGAAAAGTTTTTATAACATAATTGACAAAATAAAAGATGCTGTTAATGCAGAACCATTTAATAGTAATGTAAGTTTTGGAGATATAGCAGATATTGATTTAAAGAAGCAGACTATTTTTCCATTGGCTCATATCATGGTTAATAATGCTACAATTAATGATAACTATATTTCATTTAATGTTACGCTTTTTTTAATGGACTTAGTGGATGACAGCAAAGAACCTGATGCTAGTTTATTTCTTGGCAACAACAATAATCAAGACATTTTAAACACTCAGTTAGCTTTAGCTACTAGAGTTATGAGAGTGTTACAAAAAGCTGATTTATATAGAGATGAATTTGAATTAATTAATCCAGCTAATTGTGAACCATTTGAAGAAAGATTTGATAATGCTTTAGCTGGCTGGGCTGTAACATTTGATATAAACGCTAAAACAGAAATGACTTACTGCTAATGAGTGAATTTAAAAAAGCATTAGAGAGATACGCTAAGTATGTTATCCAGCAGTCAAGAAGTAATTTGACTAAAGGTAAAATAAACGCTTCTAAGAAACTATATAATAGTTTAAGCTACAAGATCAACAAAAACAGAGTAACGTTTGAAAGTGAAAAGTATGGTGAATTTTTAGACAAAGGAGTAAGAGGTTCTAAGCACGATTATGCAGAAAGTCAATCAAGCCCTTTCAAGTTTACTACTAAACAACCTCCAGCAAGTGTATTTGAAAAATGGATTAAAACAAGAGGAATAAAAGGTAGAGATAAAAAAACAGGAAGATTTATTAAGAATAAAACATTAAGTTTTTTAATAGCTCGAAGTATTAAGAATAAAGGAATTAGAGCAACCATGTTTTTTACTAAACCTTTTGAAGCTGGAGTTGACAAATATAGTGATGAAATGATACAAGGAATATTACAAGATAATTTAGAATTATGAGTACAATTATAAGAACACGAAGCCCATTTTTTATAAGAACGCCACAAGAAACAAGTGCTGATTTAAGTTATTTTCAAATTCAAATTGCAATCTTGTCTGGTAATTATGCTGCTACATTGCCAGAATGCGGTAGAACATTTACAGAAACAATTACATTAAATAAAAAACCGATTAATAGTGAAGATTCGGTAACTGTAGATATTAGTCAAATAGTCAATAATTATTTTCAACAAAATTATCAGCAACAAGCATTATCACAACCATATAGAAGGATTCAATCATTGTGGGTTACTGTAACAACTAAACCATATAAAGCTGATGGAACAGCAATAACAACTGGAACTTCAATTATTTATTTAGCTCAAGAAGGTTATAATAAGTTTTCAGAAGGCGTTAACTACACAATAGAACCAAATGCTATGTTAACTGCTAATTATATACAATATAATAATGGAAGTGCAATTGAAATTCCTGTCAATGTAGAAGCTGTAAGTTCGGTTGATTTTAAAAGCGGTAATACTACAATTTCTACACAAAGTGTATCTGATACAACGTCCACTTTTACAAAAATTCTGTATGTTGATTTAACAACCTCAAGTAATATAACAAGCATTGTAATTACTTACAGCGGCTCAAATACAAGGACAATAATAGTAGAAAGAGTTGATGAATGTAAATATCCAGTTTTTACGTGTAAGTTTTTAAATAGATGGGGGGCGTATCAATCTGTTAATTTTTTTAAGAAATCAACCGAAAGCTTAGAAACTCAAAAAGAAAATTACAATAGGTCAATTTTTAACGCGGCGTTTAAATATAGAACACGTGGAGGCGATGGAGGGGCTGACAATCCATGTGAAAATTTCTTTACATATAACACTTATTCAGCCAATGAACACAGCAATAAAACATATAATACAAATGGAACTGAAACACTAGAATTAAATACAGGTTTTGTAAGTGAACAAATGAATGAAACCTTTAAGGAACTAATTGTTAGTGAGTATGTTTATCTAACTGACAGCTCAAATAATACATACCCAGTAAATTTAAAAGATAGTTCACTTACTTACAAAACAGCATTAAATGATAAAATGATTAATTACACAATGAGCTTTGAAAAGTCATTTAAGNTATATNAACAATGTAAGATAATGCAAGAGTTAATTTTATATATACAACCTCAATTAGTAAATCAAACTGCACAAGACTTTGTGAGAGTTGATTTAATGGAAGCTGAACTAATAACAATAACTCAAGTTATTCAAGATGTTAAAGAGATTGACAAAATATTTACTGACTATTCAAGAACGTTCAATTTACCAGCTTCAAAAACTAATAATAAAATTTTTAAGTATTGGTACAATCCAGATGTAATAGGTTTTGACAATCAAATAATGGCTTCTGCTATTATAGAGCTTAATCATTTACCATTTAAAGAAGGTAAAATTAAACTTGAAGAAGTTGTAATGAAGGATGGTGCGCCAAGCATGTACAAAGTAACATTCTTTGGTAATACTGTTTCATTAAGTAATTTAATAGGTGAAGACCAGTTAGAAGATTTAAACTGGTTAAGTAATTTTAATGTTTTATCTACATTCAGAAATATAAGAGACGGATTTGACAGCGGTCTCGATATTATAGTTGATTCTGTTACTTATACAGATGCTATTATTTATCCATTAATAAGTGTTGAACAACCTTATATTTATGATAGTGGTGGTCAGTTTGATAACTTCGGCAATATTGCTTACGGTACTGGAACAAACTATAATAAAAGAGGTGTTTTCCCAGAAGATTTAAAACCAGCAATAAAAGTAAGTTTGATATTAAAAGCTATTGAGCAGCAATATGGATTAACTTTTAAAACAGGTGAATTTTTTGATAGTGCTGCAATCTCTAATCTATATATGTGGCTTCACAGAGAGAAAGGAAAAATAAACCAGACTATTAAATCACAATTAATAATTGACACTTCTTTTACTTGTGCTGTAAATACTGTTACTGGTAAAGTAATAGAAAGTGATTCTTGCAACTTTTTTGCAAACACAACAGAGTCTAAATTTAACAATGGAAAATGGGAGATTGAAAAAACTGTAGATTTAGACGGTTTTTCAACTATACATAAAATCACTCCACCTGTTGGTTCTTTACAAGAATATACAGTTGAAATTATTGATGAATTAACTGGTGTACAATTAGGAATTAGAAGCGGAACAGGTGAACAAATAATTGAATCAAGTTTTACATTAGAAAATGGAGATAAAAAAAACATTGTATGTAAAGTAAGCTCAGATTCGCAATTAACTTTTACTTCAGAAATTCAAATATTCGTAATAAAAGACATTTTCACAGCAAACCAAAAAATATATAGTTCTATATACACACAAGTAAGCGCGACATCAACTGTAAACAATACACTATCTATTAGAAATAATACACCTAAAATAAGTGTTNTAAACTTCTTAAAAGGATTGTTTAAAATGCACAATCTAACAGCGTTTATAAATAATAATAATGAGATAGTAGTAAAAACATTAGATTCTTTTTATTCTGGTGGTGATACAATAGATATTAGCAAATATGTAGTAACTGATAAAAACACAATTGGAGCTAATTTACCATTTACAGAAATTGACTTACAATANCCAGAACCTAAAACAATTTTAGCACAACAGTTTTTGCAACAAAANAATATAAGATTTGGTGAGCTTGAATTTATATCTAATGCAAGTAAAGGTAGTAAATATGTAGTTGAAGCACCATTTGAAAAAATGATGTTTGAAAGATTAAATGACCAAGACAATGGTAATCAAACTTCTGTTCAATATGGTTTATTTACTGATGACGATNTAAAGCCTGCTATTGGCGCACCTTTATTATTTTATGGTGTTTATAGACAAAACATAACACCAACAATTAACTATGTAGATACAANAAGACCAGCAAGTGGAACACCAACAAGCGGAACNCAACATAATATCAANNATTATTGGATGCCNNGTAANTATAANGAANTAGGNACAAGTTCAACAGCNCCTACATATAATACAAATTTTGGAAGTGAAATAAACGAATACAATCTTACTGATTATGGCGGTGCTAATAATAGCTTATTTCAATTGTATTATGAAAACTATATTACAAGAGTATTTAATAAGAAAACAAGATTATTTAAGTATAAAGCAATACTTCCTTTAAGCATATTAATAAAACTGTCATTAGATGACAAAATAATTGTAGGAACAAGAGAATTTACAATTAATAAAATGACTACTAAACTACAAAGTGGCGAAACAGAATTAGAACTTTTAAACGAACCATCATGAGAATAATATTAGAAGCATTAGCATTTTGTAAAGAACACAAGTTATATGATAAAAACATCAATATAGCATTAGGCAAAAATAAAATACCAATGACAATTAAAGAAGGATTAGAACAATTAAGATTTAAAAAATGAAAGAAGTTACATACAAATTAAATGTAGAAACTAAAAGTGCAGTAAAAGAAGTTGATGAATTAAATAATTCGATTAAAGAAACTGGTAAAGATGCAAAAAGCGCACAAGACAATTTAAATACTATTACAGGTGGCGCTGTCGGTAGATTTAACGCATTAAAAACAAATGTACTCGGTGTTGTAAAATCTTTTAAAAGTTTACGTGTAGCAATTATCGCTTCTGGTGTTGGTGCATTAGTATTAGCAGTTGTTTCTCTTGGTCAAGCATTTACAAGAAGTGAAGCTGGACAAAATAAGTTTTCTAAATTAATGGGCGTAATTGGTTCAATAGTTAATAATCTTTTAGACCTATTAGCAGATTTTGGAGAAAGTATAATATCTGTTTTTGAAAATCCTAAACAGGCAATAAAAGATTTTGCTAATTTAATCAAAAAAAATATTGTTAACAGGTTTCAAGGTATTTTAGAGTTAATACCTCAATTAGGAAAAGCAGTTTCATTATTATTTAAAGGTGAATTTGCAGAAGCTGGAAAAGTTGCAACAAACGCAGTTGCAAAGGTAAGTTTAGGTGTTGATAATATAGTTGAAAAAACGCAAGCTGCAATAAATAAGACAAAAGAATTCACCAAAGAATTAGAAGAAGAAGCTAAAATTGCTGCTAAAATTGCTGACAATAGAGCAAAGGCAGATAAAATTGAGAGAGCAAATACGGTGGCAAGAGCAAAAGCAGATAGGGAAATTGCTGATTTAAGATTTAAAGCGGAGCAAAGAGATAAATTTGCAGTTAGTGAAAGAATTAAATTTTTAGAACAAGCATCAGCATTGGAAGAAAAAATTACCAATGAAGAGATAGAAGCTGCTCGATTAAGATTTGAAGCAAAGAAAGCTGAAAACGCATTAGGTAAATCTACAAAAGAAGATTTAAATGAGCAAGCGCAATTAGAGGCTCAATTAATACAGTTAAATACTTCTAAATTAAGAATGCAAAAAAGATTACAAACTTCATTAACAACTTTTAGAAATGAAGAAAAAGCAGATAGAGAAGCAGCAAGAAAAGCAGAAGAAGATAAACAAAAAGCTGAACAAAAAAGAAATAAAGAAAAAGAAAAGGCAGATAAAGAAGCAAGAGACAAACAAAAAGCTGCTGATGAAAAAGCTAAAAAAGAAGAATTAGAAAGAGCAAAAAAACAAAAAGATTTATTACAAGAATTAACTAACACAGCACAAGAACAAGAAATATACAAGTTAAAACAACAATATGAAAATAAGTTTGAATTAGCCAAAGGTAATGCAGAACTTGAAAAAGAACTTAAAGAAAAACAAAATCAAGATATTTCAGCTATCAATAAGAAATTTCGAGATGAAGAAGATAAAGCAGAAGAAGAAAGGAAAGCAAAACAAATTGAAGGTGATAAAACAATAAACGAGTTAAAGAGACAAGCAGTAGTAGACACTTTAACAACGATAGGTAATTTAACACAACTTTTTGCTGGTGAAAGTGAAAGAGAACAAAAGAAAGCTTTTGAAGTTCAAAAAGCAGTTAGTATTAGTCAAGGTCTTATAAGCACCTATGAAAGTGCTGTATCTTCTTATAATTCGGTTTCAGGTATTCCAGTAATTGGCCCTGCATTAGGTTTTGCAGCAGCAACAGCAGCGGTTTCAGCAGGTTTATTAAATGTGAATCAAATTAGAAAACAAAAATTTCAATCAACAGGTGGCGGAACTCCACCAGCACCATCACCAAGTACAGGTGGTATATCTTCAGGAGGCGCACCATCACAGCCACAAGCACCAAGTTTTAATGTAGTAGGTCAAAGCGGTTTCAATCAAATCGCTGGAGCTTTAGGACAACAACAACCAGTCCAAGCATTTGTAGTAGCAAGTGAAGTAACAACACAACAACAATTAGATAATCAAATTGTAAGTACAGCAACTTTTTAAAATAAAATAAAATGAATATAGTAGAATTATTATTAGATGAAGAAAACGAGGTTAATGGAATTGATGCCGTTTCAATCGTAGAGAATCCAGCAATAGAAAGTGACTTTATTGCATTAGCAGACCAAGAAATAAAATTGGCAAAAGTAGATGAAGAAAAAAGAATCTTAATGGGAGCAGCTTTAATACCTAACAAGCCGATATTTAGAAAACAAGGTGAAGAAATGTATTATGTATATTTTTCTAAAGAGACCATTAGAAGGGCAGCAGAACTATTTTTTAAAAACGGTAATCAAAATAATGCCACTTTAGAACATGGTATTGGAATAGATGACTTGACAGTTTTTGAAAGTTGGATTGTCGAAGATGCTAAACTTGATAAATCAGTTAAATACGGTTTAGATGTTCCAGTTGGTACTTGGATGATTTCGATGAAGGTTGAAAATGAAGAAGTTTGGAATAATTATGTAAAAAGCGGAAAAGTTAAAGGATTTAGTATTGAAGGTTATTTTGCAGACAAAGCGAAGATTAAAAAACCAGATTTAAAATCTGAACTTCAAGCAATAGAAGAAGAAGAAGCTGAGTATATGCTTAGTAACATTAAGGCACTAATTAAGAAAGATGGTAGAACTAAAGAGGGTAAAAGATTAGAACT